AGGATTTCCAGTTCACTGTAATCTGCGAGTTTTCTAACCGGCTTATTTGCAGCATGATATATAGCCGCTTCTGCATCGAAAGACGTTTGAGCAGCTTCAGTTAGCATTTTTTCTATTTCCTTTTGCGCCTGTTTATCAGTGTTTGAAATAGCTTTTTTTATTTTTTCATCGGTAGAAAGAATTGCATCCAACCTATCCATTTGCCATTGTGCCGTATCTGTAATTTTGCCAGTCTTTGCGATTCGTCTGGATATATCGGCAAGTATCTCATCCTCTAACTCTTGAAACAAGTCAAAAATAGGTTGAGGAAAACTTGCTAAAAATTCAGGAGTAAGCAAAAATTATCACTCCTCAATTCGGCTCTGCGGAAGATTTAGGCGAGCGGTTTTAATCTCCTCTCCTGTGTACCATGCACGAAATTCATCTGCACCCAAAATCTCACCCTGTACCAACTGGAACTTCTCTGCAAATTCAGCTTTACGGTCTGTTACCAGACTGTCATCCCAACTGTAAGACGTTTCATACGCACCTTTCGGCGCAAGAGAATAAATACTACACATGACATCCATAGCATAAATTAAATCTTCCAATGCACCTTCCAATGCTTTTTGAATATCCAGAACAGCAGCATAGGAACGCTGTTTACTCGCCTTTATCTCCTCTGCTGTCTTATCAACCACTTGCGGGTCGGAAATTGTTCCATATGCAAGATTGCAGTTAAACTCTATCCGTTGAAAGATACGATTCAAACCATTTACAAGCGATTGGTCCCGAATTTGCGGGCTGAATATCTGGTAAAAAGCATTTCCGTTTGCCGGAGTATCAATATCAAGCCTTCTGAAAAGTCTGTCGCTATTTTTTGGCAGCTTCAAATCTTTTTTTGTAGGCTCTAAATACTCAATCGCGGCATCAATGGCAAGTTCTGAACCTTCAAATTCCCATAACAAGCGGCTGTATTGTTCGTCAGCATCCTTTATCAACTTTTCTGCTCGTGAGTATACAGAAACACCAAGCGGAGAAGCTGAATCAACTGTATTTGCAAGTGGTATTTTAAAGTACGCAAATAATGGTTTCTCTATTGGGTTTAGCGTTGTCTTTGGCTGAATATGTTTCCATTCTGCTACTAAATCCAGTGAAATCTCTTTCCCCAAACTCCCCTTAACTTTGCTCATAAACGCTTTATTCATTACTGTATAAGTACTACCAACCAAGCTGTGTTCTTCTACTCTGGTGTAAATATCCCCGTCACGCACAATCTGTGTGTAGAAAATACACCCCGTCATTTTCCCTGCGCCGTCAAAAGCAGTTGGCAAAAAAGTATCTGCTTGATTATAGTCAACCACAATATTGTTTCCTGCAACATACGGCTTAAGGATAATTCCACCTTTTGCACAAGCATACTCAACATTGGGTCGAATCCCTTCAATCACTCGCTGGTATTGCTCATTTAAATAGTCTGCTCTCTTAGAACCTGTAATTTCTGTTTTCATTTCCAG